TCAACGTTTTGAAAATAAACAGCTTGTGTAAGTACATCATATGTAAATGTTGTTATAAAAGTTGTAGATATTGTTGCTTCTTCAAATACACCAAATATTTTAGATTCTCCATTATTTGTAATTCTTCCAGTTCCTTTTGGTGTTAAAGTTATACCAACATTTGTATCTCCACCCGTTGCAGAAATTACTGGAGCATTTCCAGTTGCTGCGTTTGTAACAGATATTTCGTTTACTGCTGATGCTGTAGTTGCAAATTTAATTTGCTCATTACCATTTTGATCACCAATAAAATTTCCATTATCAATTAAAATATTTTTTTCATTAGTGTCTAAATTTGCAGCTAATTGTGGAGCAGCGTCATTTGATAATTTTCCAATGTTAGAATCTACAACATCAGTTCCATTTAAATATAAAAGTTTTGTTCCTTTATCTGTTGCAGAGAAAGTAACTCCTGTTTGACCTGCAACTTTTACTGTTACAGTAAAAGCACCTGATGTACTATTTTTAATTACGTAAACTTTTTCATCTGGTCCCGTTGCATCTGAAGGAATAGTAACATCTACGTTTCCTGTAATAGTTCCTGTAAGTTCTAATACTGCATTTTTACCATTTGAAAGAGCACCATTAGTATATGTTAATGTAACTCCTGTTGTTGCATTTAATGCAACTGATTCATAACCAGCGATTGCTTGTTGTAAAATTGTTAAGTTTGTATTTGTAATATCACCCCATGTACCGGCGTTTTCACCTGTAACTTGAATTTCTAGTTTAAGGTCTGTTGAATAACTTGATGCCATAATTTTAAATCCTTATGTTTGTTTTATTAAATTTATGCGGCTGTGTCAATCTCTGTCCAAGTAACAACAGTTCCGGTGTTAATTTTAGTCCAGCTTTGAACACTAGCGCTATTTTGAGATATAGTCAATATATTTCCTGTAATATCTACTTCAGTATTACCACCAGCAAAAACACTGTTTAAATCTAAGGTTAACGCTATTCCTGTAACATCTGCAAATGTAATGGCCTCTGCTTCTACAGAAGCTAAAGTCATTGTTAATTGTGTACCCGTTACATCAACATTAGCAGTTCCAATTATAACAGTTCCCACTGCTAAATCACAAGTCATTCCAATACCTGTAACTGTAGCATCTGGTGAAGGATCTACTTCTCCTTCATTAATAGTCATTGCAATGTCTTCTTGCGAAGCATTCCAACCTTGTTCACTCCAACCTACAACACCCCAACCAACATCAGCCACTGAAGATACTTCAGCAGTTACACTAACATCTATATCTTCATTTCCTTGTGTAATAATTAATTCTTGCCCGTTAACAGATGCAGTTACCCATATTCCATCACCTCCCCAAACCTCTTCACCCCAATAAAATCTACCCCAACCTTGTCTATTGTATCCTAAAAGTGTTCCTGTTACGGAAGTAAGTTCTATACCTGTAACGTTTGCATCAGGATCTGCGTCTGCGGTTCCAAGTGTTGTAGTTAATTCTATTCCTGTTGGAAATACATCTACAGTGATAACTTCTGTTGCAGAATTTAGATTTACTGTTAATCCTATTCCAGTAATATCTACTTGTTGACCAATGGCTACATTAACAACTGTATTTCCACCCCAACTAATTTCTGATGAATTCCAACTTAATAAACCCCAACCTTGATTTGTATTTATGGCAAGATTATTTCCTGTAAGTGAAGCGGAACCATCATTTTGTTGTCCCCACGGACCTACACTCCAACCAAGCTCTCCCCAAGAATTCGCCATAATAGGTTTCTCCTATTATCCGGATATTCTTAAAATAGCTGCTGCTGTTGTTGCTGCTGGAAATTGAACTGTGAATGTTCCAGATGTTGCTGTTTTATCTGCTCCAAAACTTAACACGCATACTGCTTTATTTGATTCCGATGTATTATAAATTAAAGCACCGAAAGCAGTTAAAGTTACGCCTGTAAAAGATATATCTGCAAAGTCTACAAATGCTACACCTGAAGAAACTAAAGGTGACACATTTACTAGAGCTCCACCACCCGTCACGTACTGACCAGTATTTGAAACTTCATTTGTTGTAGTGAATGAAGTTGTAGAGGAATCTAAAGTTGCTGCAGAAGTATATAGAGCGAGTTTAAACACATCGCCTGTAGACAAAGTAAAATCATGTATACCTTGGAAAAGTTGTTGTTTAAACGAATTGCAAACTGCTTGTGTTATAGCCATATTTAACTCCTAATTATTATCCTTGTTTTTGAATCGAAGGTGAACCCTCTTGGAATTCATCTCGTCTTCTTCTTCCCATTTGTTCAATAGAGAATCCTTGTAACGCAGTTTGATACTTTTGTTCATAAAATTGTATCATGTCTGCAGGACCCTTTAAAAAACCGTACGCCTCAACAAGGCATGCATACAATAAGCCAGTGGGAAATTGCAAGCTTAAATATGTTGTTGTATTACTACTCGATAATCCAGCCGGTTTCAAGATATAATTTAATTGCATTAGATAATTAAGATTTGGAATAGGGGCTAAAATTAGTGTATCATCGTCATAATAGCTAAAATATTTAGGTAAAGCTTGAGTTAAAGAGGCATTATATTCATTAATAAAGCCAAGATCTCTATATTCTAATATAGCAATATCATCTGTGTATACGGCATTAGGAATGATATAAGCTTCTTGTACTACTAAAACTCCTCCCGTATTTGGAAAGGGAGTATTTACAAATTTTTGACCTGCAACAATAGTTGCTGTTGCTTCTTCTCTATTATTATCAGAATCTACATCTCTTAAAATTCTAAATTCAGCATCTAATATAAATCCATTTACAATCGTTGATGTAAATACATTTGAATCTACTTCTGTGTAATCTCTAATTTTTTGAACGAGTTCTGCGTATGTCATATTAAGCTTGTAAAGTTACTGGGCCTGCAGTGCATTCAGCACCACCTCCCGTTACTCCTCCTGTAGTTGCCGTATCGGTACTTTCAAAATGAAAGTAGTTTGTTGTATCACTTATATTACCAGAAGAATCTATTTTTCCAATTGTAATCGTAAAACCATCTGTATCTGAAATATCTGTTACACCATCAAAAGAAGGAACATCTGTAAAACCAGTATCATCCGTTGGTCCTCTAAATCTTACAATGTTACCAGTTGATCTTCCGTGATTTTGTGAGAATACATTCACATAAGTATCACTTGAATAGATAATTGTCTCAAAAGGATCTGGAGTTAATAAAATTAATACAGGGGGTTCTACTCGATCTGGGTGAGCGTATTGTAAACCTTGTGGATCAGCTGTTGTTGGAGTTGGATCTAATTGAGGTTGCTTTGCTTCATATTCAGAAGTATGCACCCATGAACCATTCCATTCTTGTACCATTTCTTCATATGGAAATCTTTGACCCGATCGGTCAGAAATCATGTAAGCATATTTACCTCTTGCTGATTTTGCCATTATGCTCCTGGATAGTAAATTTTAGGTGTTATAAATGAACTAGTTGAAGAACCATCTTGATCTAAGGCTCTTTTTAATTCATCTTCATATAATAATCTTGTATCTTGCACTCTTTGTGGTGCAAATTTTTGTGCTAAATAATAAGTCAGTCCCGCGCACATGCACGGAACAAATCGATATGGAACGTTTGTAATATTCGTATAAGCTCCTACATCTTGAATTCTTTTTTCATAATAATAATTTATAACATTGTTAACTTCATCTGCACCTGGTGTTAAAAATAAAGTAATAGTAATTTTATCTATAAATCTTTGTACAAAATATTGTGTAGGTGTTCCTGTTGAAAATTTAGAAGATAATCCACTGTAAGCAGATCTATCTATTTTTGTAAGCGGAAAATCAACCACTGGAGACTGATTCGTATCTCTATAAACTGCTTCTAAAATATCTCCCGTTCCATAAACAATAGAATTATAATCATAAACTTCTGCATCATCTGCGTGAGCTGCAGCAGTTGTACTATTTGCACCTCTTGTAAGACCTGTAATGGTATTTGCTGAACTGTTAAGAGTTGTATAAGTGATTTGTTCTGAATCTATTAACAAAGTTCCAGTTTCTGGAAGCTGAGATACCGAATCAACGGTAATCGTTGAACTTGCTGCAGTAATTGCACCATTTAAAATAGTAAATACACCATCGGATGTTCCATCTCCAGATGATCTATACAAAGTATAAACAGATTGATTCTCCACTAAAGAAATTGAATTATTAGCAACTTCCCAATAATGTAATCCTCTGTTTGCCCATTCTTGAAATAGAATATTAAGCGAGCGACGAGCTGCTTTCATCTGGTTACCAGTATTATTGATAAGACCAATTCTTTCGTAAGACTCTTCTATGATATCATCAATGAAAAGTGTTTTTTCAAAAACTGTAGTTCCGGATGAGGTAGTCATGCTAGCCTCTTATTTTTCTATAAATAACGTAACAGTTAAACCACTTGTGTTTGAAACAACTCCAATACCATCTACTATTCCTACACCATTTCGTTGTGCATATAAAACACCATCCTCTGGAAGATTTAATGTTTCTGTTCCACCTGCACCAACTTGAATTGGAATATAGACACCTGTACTAGATGAAGTGCTCACAGTTGTGGTATTTTCTAAACCGTTAATTATACAAGCTCCAGAAGTTGCTCCAGCTTGTATCATGTAACCTCTTAATCTTGTTGGTCCAGTAAATAAAACTGCAGTGCTAACATTACTTGCACATATAACTGGTTTTACATCTGACTTCATATTTATCTCCTTTTATTAAGGAGCCCTTTCGAGCTCCTTAAATTAATTTATTACTACGCCAAATTATTATTTTGAACGTAAGATACAACTATTCTTGCAGCACCTGCAGAAGCAGCTGTTCCTGTTTGAATATATTTAGCAGCTAGTTTAACA